GCAATCTTGAATGTGTTTGGGCCACCACTCAGCGAACTGAAGTTTTGTTGTGCGCTCAAGATGTCTACCTTGAAGCTTGTTGGAATGCATTGTGTGATTGCCATAATGTTCTTCTTTAATTGACAGGAATACTAATTTGACCATTGCGGTATGCATCTTTACGATCCATGCCATCACCCAAACGCTTGAGTTGACTCAATGCTTCGTCATACCGTTTTTGGTACTGAGCAATGACATCTGGCTCACCCTTCATAAAGGTGTAAGCCTCTAGAAGCGATCCGTACAACAGAACAGACTCAAAATTAGTTCCAAGCCAAGATGTTCCAGACACCGCTACAGTAATTGATTCTGGGTAAGCAAAATAATGCAACTCAACATCGTAATTTGCACTGGGTGTTGGGCCAACAATCAATGAAAGAATGAGCGGGAAGGTGGTGTTGGAGCCAAATATTGCGTAATACTGAGGCTCAGCGTTATACGTTGGGTCTGGATAAGTCTCACGAATAAAACTCACATCCTTTGGAAGCAAGAAGCTTTGTGGGCTTAAAGCGCCAAGGGCAGTGTTTGTGTAAACAGCAAGCGAATAAACAGCCAAGAAATCAGGGGGAAGAGTTAAATACTTGTTCCCCAGAGTCAATGAGCCTTCTACATTCTTCTTAAACTGAGGCATTTGCACCGTGTTGTAGATGCGAAGCTCTGCGTTTTGAATGAATGTGTTTATTTGTGCAGTCGATGTCATCCCTTGGGTTGTTGGAAAAGAATTCTCCGTATACCCTTTGATGGCAATGACTAGCTCGCTGTAGTTCATGGACTATTCCTTACGCCATTGGCCCACGAGCCATGCGCCCTTTAGTTGCCGCACCGCTACCACGCACTTCAATACCGCTGGTTTTGATGTCATCAGCATTGGGGTTGCCCAGACTTACCCGCATCGCAGATGTACGAGGACTGACTTGCGAGGAAACCAAAGTATTGGGGTCGGTGGCCTTATTGCGTGACTTCTCAAGTTGATTGATGGTCATGCTTTTGCCCTTCATGGTGTGAGGAGGCGCATACACAGCGGCATCGCCAACTTCTTTACCCATCATTTTTTTGCTGTAACCCATATCAGCCTCCACGACCGGAACGCTTTTGATTCATTACACGAGCCATATTGCGACCCACAGCCTTCATGGCTTTGCCAGAAACGCCGTGCGTGGCTTTACCGCCCACCATTGAAGGAACTTTGGGGCCGTCAATCCCAATTTGTTTACCAACTGTTTTGCCTTTTTTGGCAACGCCATCAAATTCAGCCATGATGTTTCTCCTTATACCTGTACTGTAACGCTGTTTAAACTAACTGTGGCAATCAAATTGTTGGGAGTTAACCCAGCATCATCTGCCCTAGCCCCACCAACAGGGTTCCACCCCCATTGGAAAACCCTGCTACCACCGTCCGGCCCGCCGCTGGCAAGTTGCTCCGTGCCGTTACCCGGGATGACTTGTAGCCCGTTTAAACCTGACGAGTAGTAGCTCAGGTCTGGTCTTGGGTTGCGAACACCCTGCGGATCGTTCACTGGGTACATACCCAATTGCAGTTGAGGCTGATCCGGCTCCCAGCATTCTGGGCAAACCAAGATGTTTGCAATCTTGGTCTTGATCGTCAGCTTCTTCAACTGCTTCAGCATATACCGCTGACCACAGCGATCACACTCCGCAATTGAATATTTGCCAGAGGCGAATGCGTTAGGCATAGAACAAGTTCCTTGGAACGTACCTGTCTGGAGCTTTGTCTCGATCTTCTGTCGAGGCAAGATACCACTGCTCTTCGTACTCGCTCTTTAGGAAGTCACGAACATTCATTGCTTGAGGAATCTTTTGCGACAGGTAGAAAGCCAAGCCAGCCACCATGCAGGGAATAAACCGGAAAGGAATGTCCTGATAGACCTGACCAGAAGTGCCAGAATCTTGAATGCGGCGGAGGCGGTAATACGCAAAAATATACGGGCCACCACCGTCACCTGTTGGGTAAACATTGATGTTTGGCAGGTTTTGAACCGTCAAAATTGCCCCAGTGCTGTGGGATGCGGCTGTTGTGCCATTCTGACCACGAGCGCAATTGATTAACTGGTTTCCATCCACAGACTGATAGTAGATGGTTTCATTGTCAATCAACACAAAACCGTTGGTTGTAAGCTCTGAAATGTTGGTCACCGTGATGGTGGTGTCAGTCGCTGTGATTGCCCCATTTAAAGCGGCTGTAGTGACGTTAGATTGGCCTGATTGACGGTTGATCCACACTTGGATAGGTCTGCCCTGCGCCAGTTTGTTTGGAATCGTCATGTAGGTCGATTCGCTGATGCGGCTGATGTTGATGTCAGATTGTTGAGGTGTGCCGTTTCCGGTGCGGGTTACGGTGTCCAAAAGGTCAATTGTGTCAACGGGGATGGGGTAGCAAGCCTGACCAGTCTCAATGGTTATAAAGCCCTGCTCAATTGTCCAAAGATTGATGCCACGGTTGGCCCACTCAATGGTCATGATGTTCAATGAGCGTCTGGCAGTCCTCATGTCGTAGCCGGTCTTCATTTCCTGACCGCAACGCTCGTAAGCCTCTTCAATCAAATTGACGAGGTCAAGATTAAACGATGTTGATCCGCTGGTAGTGGACATTATCTAAATCCCGCTGTTTTCTTTGCAATACTCTTTGGTTGGGCTACAAACTGTTTCCCAACTTTCTTTCCCGCCCTCTTTGCACGGGTTGTAGCGGCATACTCTGACGCTGACAATGATTTAATTGCCGCCTCTGGCAGATAGCGTTCGCCTGTTTTTGACGAAGGCTTCCCTGACTTGGTGCGCCATTTCTGGTCGCCCCAATCCTTCAGGGACTTCTGTGGCGCTTTCAATCTTTGTATCCCCCGCCAGCGGCCTTGTACTTCTTGGCTACCAACTGAGCCTTCCTTGCTGACCACTGACCTGCGCCAGTGCCTTGGGTTGCCGCTGACTTGACCTCAGAAACAATCCGTTTGCGCAAGCTGGGCTTGGTGTAATTACCTGCGGCATTTACATCCCCACCCTCTTTGAACTGTTTAAACGCAGTATCATCCCGCCGAGATTTACGCTTGGCGGTGGGCATCTTGGAGGGGGCAATCGCCCCCATACCACGACTAGCAAGCACCCTTGCCTCCGTACATACCGCCAGATTTCATTTTGGAGATCATGCCTTTGGTCTTGCCACGAACAGCGCAACCATCTGCACGACTGGATGCTGAACTCACAGAACCACCTTTGGCAAACTTTTTCACTGAGCCACCTTTTTTGTAGCCAAAAGAAATATCCATTGCCTCGTCTGTCTCGTACTTGGATGCTGGCTTTGCCTTGTCAGCGCCCGGTCTTGCATTCATCACGGGGTCTTTGGCATCTTTCTTGGCCTGAGCGGCTTTCTTCTTGGCGGCGGCTTGAGCGGCACGAGCTTCTGCGGCGGCGGCTCTGCCTTCTGCCTGTGCAATTTTGTCCATTGCCTTTGGGCCACCAGCCCAAGCAGAAGGGTTCATCACAGCTTCTTTTCTGCCGGGCATGGCAACATTGCGAACTTCTTCCAAGTTCTTCAATCGCTGTCCTGCGGCGCTTAATTTTTCTTCGCCTTGAACAGCTTTTGCCGCACGATTGCCAAATGCAAGCTCAGTGGCAACTTTTGAAGCGCCGCCAGTCAATGGTGTTAATGCCGCCGCCGTGTTTGAAAGGTTGCGCTTGACACCTTCCATTGAAGATGGGCTGGCGTAGTAATCATAAATTGATGCCATGCCGGGGAAATTTTTCCTGAGAGTGCTTTTTTCCTCTGGCGCTGACCCTTTATAAGATGTTGCTGATGCCGTTGGAATGCTTTTATCCACGGCTGGCATCCCACGACTTGTACCAGCTTCCATATCCCGTCTGTCTGCTTGTTTTGCCTGAATCTTTTTGACGGCTTTTACAAACTTGTTGTCTTTTGATTCTGGCAACTGAGTGTATTCGGGAGCGGAAGGACGCTCGCCACGCAAGGCACGAAGAACATCAGTGTTGGTGTTGCTCATAAACATAGAGCCATCATCACGATCCCGCATGGTTTTGCGGGCGATTTCTTCCCCGTCCCCCTCAACATAGCTACCGTCAGTTTCGCCAGCGTAGCGTTTGATCTTGCCGCCGCCCTTGAATGTTTTCATTTTTTTAGCCATGATTTCCCTTTAACAGGCTTTGCCGCCCATGCTCATTTTGACCATCTTGCCTTTAGTGTGACCTTTGGCTTGAACCGTATGTTCACCGTGAGGGCGCTTGCCGCCTGATGTGACCTTGCCCATTGGGGTGGCAATCATGCCGCCTTTGGCAAACTTCATGGGGGCTTTGCCCATCATTTGCTTCTTGTCCATCATCATGTCTTTTTTGGAGCCTTCTTTCACGCCCTTCATTTCGACATCCTTCTTGGACTTCTCAAATGGCATCATGCCCTTTGGCATTCCGCCTTTTTTGAGCTTAGTGAGGTCGGTTGCCTTGCCGCCATGAGCCTGCTTGTCATGCATGGACATGGCCTTCTTGACCACCTTCTTGTCCTGCATCAAGTCGGACTTCATGGAAGCGCCGCCCTCTTTGAATTTCTTGCCTTTGTCTGCTTTCATAAATTCTTCTCCAACTGATTGAGGAACTTTTAGCCGCTTTGCGGCTGACGGATTGTTGGCTACCAAAGCCATCAAATTGTGTTGCTTTTTACTTTGACTGGGCATCATCTGCCCCCTTGAATAAGCTGGTCAATTTTCTCTTCAAGGCGGTTAAAGCGCTGGTCAATGTGGTCAGTAAGTCTTTGAACTTCTGCTTTAGTTGCTGTATCACGAGCGATCTCCTCACGAGTTATGTTTAAAAGGCGCTCAATTCGCTTAACGTCTTCCAGTTTTTCACGAATAAAAAACCACAATGCGCCAGTGATGAGCGTCAAACCCAAAGACCAAATAGTGTTTATGTCCATTACACAAACCTGCCCTTAGTCTTGCCTTTGATGGCACAGCCATCAGCCTCGGTGACGTACCCACCTTTGGCGCAATTCCATGCACGAAGGCTTTTGTTAATCCTCGAATCTGGATCGTTTGCGGTCTTGGCGCTTGTCAGCTTCTTCTTCATGCCCTCCATACGGGCGCAGAAGGAATCCCTGCGACTGCCGCCTTCTGGTTGCGGGCGCTTCAGATTCATCCCTTGAGCCTTCGCCGAAGCTCTCCCTTTGGCGTTTAAACCGCCATTCGGATTCTTGCCTTCTGCTCTTTGCCATGCTGGGGATTTAGCCATTTGCAACCTTCTTGTCCTCATCAAGAGGACGAAGCATTGGGTACAGGTAATCTTCGCCAAACGAGCCTTCAAACTCATGGATGCCCATGTGTCCAAGCTTGATGGTGGGATCAATCCAAACCTCAAATCCAGCCTCTCTGGCACGGTCACAGAAGGTGTAATCTTCCCCAACATAGCCTTCTGGGGTGGACTTGAAGTCAAAGAACGAATAAGACTTGCCGTCTTGGATGCGGTCATCAATGTATGCCCACTCAGGATGTGCATCACGCAAAGTGGCGAAGACATCACGGCGGATGATCATGAATGCGGTGGCAACCCGCAAGGCACGAACAAGACCCATTGGGTTCATTTGAACTTGACGATCTTCGTCAATATCCAGAGTGGAGATGTACACCTTGCCTTTTTTGCGAGCCACAGGAATACCAGCCACAATGCCCTTTTTAGGGTCGCTGTTCCAAGCCATCAAACGGAAAACATCATCCGCATTAAAGGTGATGTCAGAGTCAATAAACATCAGGTCGGTGCAATCCGACTCCAAGAAGTCGTAGGCAATCAAATTTCTGGCACGAGAGACAACGGAGCATCCAGAGATGTTGCCAACTTGGATTTGAACTCCGTGCTTCTGAGCTTCAACGCAAAAATGGGCAAATGAGATTGCCCACTTCGTTGCAACCTTGTAGTCATACGAAGGAATGCCGATCATTATTTTTCGACCAGCCAAATTGAATGAGCCTTCTTGTTGCATAACTTTTTCTTCAGCCATAAATCACCGTTGCTGTTACGCTTGAGCCAATCCCAACAAAAATACCGTTGGGGCAATAAATTCCTTCGCCGGGTACATACACAGGAAGACCTATGGTGTTGAATGTGTCCAATTCAACATAGATGTTTGTGTACATAGTCACCGTGCCAGAAGCCGTACCTGATGTAGCGGAAGTAACTGTGAACGTGTTTGTTGTGACGTTAGACACTTCATACATTCCGTCCCGCATTGTGGTTCCAGCCGCAACGTCCAAAAACACTCGCCGTCCATTTGCCAAGCCGTTGTTGTTAATCGTAACCGTAACCGTTGTGCCAGTACGACTCCAAGTGCCTGATTTTGAAATCGTTGGATCGGCGACAGCCATATTTCTTGCGGATACAGTACCTGATGTCACTGTCAAACCTTTCAGTCGGACAGCGTAAGTCGTAGCATTGCCTGATGCTCTGGCATGATAGGACTTAACGTCATACTGCATCATTGCACATTACCCGTAAAAAATGGTTGTGGTGATAGCCACGTTTGGAATCCCAACATAAATGCCATTGGGAGCCAAGATGCCTTCGCCGGGAATCAATGTGTAGAACGAAGTTCCGTTGGAGCAATCAAACTCAGCCAGTATTTTGGGATACATGGTCACATTACCACTTGTAGTAGCTGATGCCACAGTCACGGTAAAGGTGTTGGTTGATACGTTTGCGACCGTATACGCTTCGTCTTGAGCAGTGCCACTGGTAAAGTCCAAGTACACCCTGTCTCCATTTGACAACCCATGATTGGCAATTGTCACTGTGCAAGTAGTGCTACCGGGGACATTGTATGTGCCAGACAAACTTGCGTTATCGCAAAATGTAGTGTTGTACGTTACAGATGTAGAAGGGGAAATCAACACCCCCTTCAAGCGTGTTCGACCAGCAAACGCAACACCGGATACGGTGTTGTGATACGACTTAACGTCAGACTGCATTGCCATAACTAATCCTTTCGAGAAAAAAAGGGGAGACTAGCTCCCCGTCAGATTAGTTTTGGTTGTAGGCGGGAGACTGAGCGCCGTTTGAGTTGGCAACCGCATAAACAATGGTGTATTGCACAGTGCCAAGAGTTACATCGGCAACGGTGGGTCGCAGGGTAGCGATCACAGTCACATCGGTTGCACCAACACCAGCGCCATTGGGAGATGCTGTAGAAGCGGCTCCAGCCCAATTGCCCAGCTTGGCGGCGGCCCCAGTGTTAGCCAGTCGGCCTTGGGTGGTGATGTCGGTAGAAGCCCAATACAAGGCTGTTGAGCCAACAATACCCAAAGACATATTGGCGGCAGTGGAGCCAGTGAAACCTACCAGAGTGTCAACAAAGATGCTGATGATCTGTGATCCAGCGGGGATGGTGAACAGGGTGGTTGTGGTATCGGCTGTGTAAACAGCGCCGTTGTAAACCACTTTTTTGGTCTGGCTGACATTGGTAGCGCCAGTGTTTTGGATTGTTCCGGCAGTTGTGCCAGTTGTGTTTTTGACAGTACCCAACAACCAAGGGCCAAGGTGAGTTGCGAATCCCATAATAATTCCTTTATGCAAAAGTCCCTACACCATCATTGCACTGTCCGCTGGGGCGGTTGATGTAGATGAAAGCCCAGATACCTAGTTTATACACCACATTTAAACAGCGTACAAGGTTTAAACGCAAAAAAAGGCCCCCGAAGGAGCCTTTCTTTCCAAGGGCAATTAAGCGCCTTGTGATCCCCACATACCCAGAGGGTCAGACCAGCCGAAGCTGTAACGCTCACGAGCCTTGTAGCGGACGTTGCCGGTATCAAAGTCGCCGTCCATGCTATTGGACAGAGGTGTACGGACAAAGTGCTTCATGCCGTTAGGAACATCGGTGGTCAAGAACCAGCCGTTTGGATCGGTCAAGAAGTTGTTAACGGTGTAACCTTCTGAAACAGAACCATTGTTCTTAATGGCGTTGATGTCGTTGTCAGTTGTGCCAACACGCAGTTCGGTTTCGAGCAAACGAGTTGCAACGAACTGAAGCTGTGGAGGAACAATCAACTTCTTGGGCTTGGCGGCGATCAACAGATCACGTTCATCAGTCCACTGTTGGATTTGGATGATGGCGGCTTCCAAGGAAGTCTCATTCAAATCTGCGGCGGTAGATTGGGTGTTGCTGTTAGTTCCACCAGAAACCAAGGGGTGGGCTGTAGTGAACAAAGGCACACCATCACCACCGTAATAAGCGGCAGAGTTAGTGAAACCGTTGTTCAGCACGGCGGCGGCTTTGACCTGTTTGGTGTAAGCCATTGCACGAGCCAGAGCCTTGGTGTAGCGAGCAGACAAGCTGTCGTACAAGTTGTCTTCGATGGCCTCTTCGGTCAGCGAGAAACCCAAAGCGATGGTTTCGTGGTTGTAACGTGCTGTAAACGCCTCTTGAGCATTGTCATAAGCGATGGCTTGGCCTTCGTTCTTGACAGGTGCGGCAGAGAAGCCAGACAGCTTGGTTTCTTCTTCAAAAGAACGCTCTGAAGTCTCAGTTTCATAAATTTCTTTATGTTGCTGACCATACGTTGCGTATTCCAAACCGAACAAAGCGTTCAATCCGGGGAGCAGTTCTTTGAGTAGTTGGGCACGAGAAATAGCCATTTAGATGCTCCTTTAAGCGGCGGTTACTACGTTCGTAGCGGATGTATAAGTGTGAACGCCAAAGTTGAATTTGACGATCACTTCTGTATACGAGCCAGAAGCGTTGACGGTTTCAGGAACCACATCAACAATGCGGAAAGGCAAAGTGGTGGTTGAACCAGTCGAGTTGTACACACCTTCTTTAGAGTCGCCAGAGGTAGTGCTACCAGCGGTCAAGAAGAAAGCCACGTTTTGACCAACAGCCGCACGAGTCAAGCCGCCAACGGTTGTCGAATTTGACAACACAGCAACTTTGTACAGAGTGTTGGGATCGTCAGCAACAATACCAACGGCATCAGAGGCAACAGTGCCACCGGGCCAGTATTGAGTGAAAATCTTTTGGTTGGTTGATGGGTTTGTGTAAGAACAACCCATGAAAACACCGACTGCATCAGTGGCGGAGGTAGTGCCCGTAGCGGCTCGGCTCAAAGTACCACCAGTGTTCAGACGGACAACATCACCTGCAAAGATGGATGTGCCAGAGCCTGAAGCAATGGGGATATTGCGAGTAGAACCAGCGAACACCTGACCGCCGATCAGATTGATCGGTTGAAACCCGTAAGGGCCTGAAACGGTAGGATATGCCATGAAAAAACTCCAAAAAGTTTAGAAACCTTTGCCAAAGCTTGTTGAAGACTTGCCTTCTTTGAAAAGGGGCATCCTCGCATCGCTTTGACGCATGAAACTGTTGTCTACAGCATCCGTTTGGGCTTGTGTCTGCCGATTGAAGTACGCACGGCGTTGTTCCACAAACTCAACAGGACTCTTGCAAAGCAACAATCCGCTGATCTCAATGTTGTCTTTGTATCGACTATTGGGATCAACTAGCAGTTGAAATTTAGGCTGTTCTTCAACTCGTACAGGTTCCCAGCCTTCACGCAACATTCTCGAAACATTGCGGGGATCGGCGGCTCCCAGTGTTGAAGTACGAACCCAGTGATATGCGTAACCCGGCTCTTTATCGGGCTCAGGCAAGAGTTCCGCTGGAGCCCACTGCTTTGGGCGCTCATAGGTTGCTCTTGTATCAACATCACGGCTCAAACGGTTAATTTCGGTTTTTGTCATTTCAAATCTCCAGTTTTAAAACTTCTTTGGCGTACTGCTCATTGGTAATTCCAAGTTTTCGGGCGAGATCAACTTGGGAAGGCTTGAGCTTCAATTTTTTTGAAGCAGTGCTTCTTGAGGCAGGGGCTACGACAACGCTCGGTTTCGTGCGAGCGGGAGGCTTGGAATCGACTTCGATTTCCGTTCCTTCATCTTCCTCGAATCTCTCGGGGAAGCGTTTACGCATTGTTGCGTCAATGCGCTTGTAATACTCATCTGTTGTGGCATAGCCAGCACCATGTTCGGCAACGAGTCTCTCGTGTGTACCCATCGCCAAAGCTCGCATTTCAGAGTCTGAATCAATCCAAGAGTTGCGCTCTCGCCATTTCTCAAACTTCTGATCACGGGGCGGCTGTTTAGGCCGTTGGGGCGTTTGTACCACAAATTCTTCTTCTTGCAAAGGTTGGGACTTGAAGTTTTGTTCAGCCCTTTCAGCGTTCGCAATTGCCATCTTGGCTTCAGTCATTGCTTCCTGAGCTTCGATGATCTTGTCTGTGTCGCCTGACTCATACGCATCCCGATACTCACGCTTTGCCTTTTCCAAGGAGGCATGAGCATTGGTTTTGATGGAACTGATGGCAAAGCCTTCGGTGTTGTTTACACGCCCTTTGAGTGCTTTGTTTTCCTCAAAAAGCCTTTTGGCAACCTCTACGGCCTCCTCACGCTCACGGTCGGCGGCTTCTTTCGCCCTGCGCTCATCGTGGTAAACCTTCTTGAAGGCGGCAATCTTTTGCTTGGCGGCAGTTGAATATTCATCCAACTCATCCTTGTCCAACTCCTCTACGAACTTTGGATCGGATGGTGTTTTGCCACGGTCTTCTTCAGGGGTGTCATCCTCGATTTCAATCTCCAAGTCAGTTGGGTCTTGCTCATCGGGGAACTTGTATTCTTCGCCTTTGTATGTACTCATGTGCGCTCCTTATTTGCGTTTGATGCCACGGGGGTCTTCCACAGTACCTTCAACGGAGTCATCGTTGATGATGCGGAATTCTTTGCCGTGGATAACAAGCCGTGTTCCGGCGTGGGGGCGAACAAGAATGAAATCGCCTTCCTTGCACCAAGGGCCATTAGGGAAGCGCTTTTCGTCCTTGTAACAATCGGGGCCAAGCTTGACCACAAACAGCACAGTAGTCAGCATTTCCTCGTTTTGCACAGTGAGTTCGGCTTTGATGATGCCGCTCTCGTACTCCTTTTCCTGCTCAGGAATGGCGCAAAGAATGCGGTATCCGGAAGGGTTGGGGAGTTGTTTTGCCTTTTCTTCGTGGGTCAAAGGTGCGACCTCTTTCAATGCACTTTCTTCTGCCAGCCTCGTGCCGACACTTGAGAAGTCATTCATTAAATCTCTCCGATTTTTGTTTTTGGTCTAATACGAATTCCCGTGCAATCAGCAGACCCCGAATCTGACCGCACGTTGCTTTGTACTCCGACAGGTCATTTACATTCCCTGTGGCTACAAAATCCCGTAATTGGTAAATTTTGTCGTCAATATTTTTAACAATTACATCGAAGTTATCCATTACTCACCTGTCGTTGGTTTTGTTGGGGGCTTGGTTTTTGCGTCATGCAGTTTGAACAGCGACTCTCTGTTTAAACGGTCTTTGGAAGAGGCCATTTCGTAGCCCAATCTGTGACCGCCAAGGTTGAGTTTTTCCTGTTCTGCCTCTGTTTTTTGAGCCAAAGTTGCCTTTTCGTGGGCAATCTTGACTCCCAACTTGTGTCCTTCCAAGTTGGTTTGAGCTTCCAATTTGGCCTCTTCGACCTGCAATTGAGCCTGTTTGAGGGCTGTATCTGCTTGGTCTTTTGCCATTTTTCGTTTGATTTCTTCGCCTTTGAGTTGCAATTCCTGCATCTGCATCTGGATGATGGGGTCTTGCTGTTGCTGTTGAACTTGCTCTTGAGCGGCCTGTGCTTGGTTCTTTTGAAGCAATTGCTGGCTGGCCTGAGCGACCAGACGAGCGATCTGGACTTCGTACTCCTGCGGCAGTTCATCATCGTCCTCTGCCATATAAGGCAAGGGAGCGCCAATCTGCTGTTCGATCTGCTGGCGATACTGGAAGCCAAAATGCTCCGCAATGTGCGCCTGAAGACCTGCGGTGATTTGCTGTGCGTTGGGGCTTTGACCCACAATTGCCGCTGTCTTGGGGTCTTGCAGGAAGTTCATGTGGGAAGCAATGTGAGCTTCATGGTCTTGGTAGATAAATGCCTTGAGCGGCTTGCTCATCATGGCATTCATGTTCTCGCTCAATGGATCACGAGGCCTCTGGTCATCTTCCAGAGGGATAAGCTTTTGGGCATTCCTGATACCCAGCACATCCAGCATCTGGCGATGAAGCTGAGGCATATTGTAGATACCGGGTGCGTTCTGGGCCAACTGCAAAACCGCCTGATATTGCACGATCTTTTGAGCCATTGTGGCGGCATTGGGATCGCTGACAGGAATGACATCACAGCAGTCATAGTCGGACTTCTTGGCGCTACGGCTACCTTCTTCTGGCTCGTAGTCATACTCATCTGGGGTGTAGTCTCTGATGATGTCTCGCAACAACACCAATTCCTGCTTCATGGAGTAGTGGATACGGGCCTGAACTGCGGACATCACCTTCAAGGTGCGTTCCAACAGCGCCAGCGTTGATCCAACTGGAGCGTTGGCAGACATATCCGCCACGTTTAAATCGCCTGAGCCAGCGGCTCTGCGACCTTCTTCCACAATGTTTGCCAGCAACGCCATCAGAACTTGGCTTGGCTCTTTGTATGGAAGTGGCAAGAGGTTGTCTTTGAGTGTTCCGGAGGCAACATCCGCATCTCGCCACTCTCCGGGTGAGATTGGGGTGTCATCGCCCTTGACTCTCATGCCCTTGGTTTTAAAGCCTCCGGGCAAATTGCTCAAAGTTCCTGCATCGACCAACTGACGGATCAGTGATGTGCCTGACTTGGCAAAAGCACCAATCAGATGGATCAGGCCGAAATAGTAGAAGCCAAAGCCGGGGACGTAGCCATAGTGAACGAAGTGGTTTCGCTTTTGATGGGTATCGTCCTCTGGTCGCCAGTTGCGGCGCACAGCCAGCACGGTTGTGGTTTCCTTGTCGATGGTGACGATGTAGGGCAGAGCAATGCCTGTTGGCTCTCCGTCTTCATCGCAGTCTTCAAATCCGGGGATGTCAAGGTCAACTTGAACTTCATAGAGCTTGTACCTGTCGTCTGTGGTTGCCTTAAAGCCCATCTTCTCGGCAATCTTTTTCTCCACCTCGTCAAGGCTGGTGCTTGGCTCACCAAGCTCCTCATCAACGTAGAAGCCTTGATGAACCAAACGAGCAAGCTCATTCTTGGTTTTACGCATCACATGGGTGACACGGGGAGAAG